CGTACTTGACTCACTAGGTATGATGCTAACACCAACAGATGTTGACCAGTTCAACAAGGGTGATATGAAAGGTGACATGGGTCGTAAGCCTAAAGCACTAGCAGCACTTGTTCGTAACTGTGTGAACATGTTCGGTGACTTTAATGTAGGTCTGGTAGCAACGAACCACACATATGCGTCACAAGATATGTTTGATCCCGATGATAAGATTTCAGGTGGTCAGGGCTTTATCTATGCGTCAAGTATCGTTATCGCTATGCGTAAGTTGAAACTGAAAACAGACGCAGACGGTAACAAGACATCACAAGTACATGGTATTCGTGCGGCATGTAAGATTATGAAAACACGTTATGCGAAGCCGTTTGAAAGCGTACAAGTAGAAATTCCATACGAAACTGGTATGTCTCCTTATTCAGGTCTACTTGAATTTTTTGAAGCAAAAGGTCTTCTCGTTAAGCAAGGCAATCGTCTAAAATATACAACTAAATCTGGTGAAGAAATCATTGAGTTCCGTAAAAACTGGACTGATGAAAAACTAGATATCATTATGGCAGAGTGGAATATGGAAGATATCGATGCTGAAAAGCACGGTCTTGAAGCACTTGAAGTTGATGATAACGGTGATATCATTGACGAAAACGCAGCACTTAACGGGGAAGAATAATGGCTAAATATCTTTCTACAAAGACATATGGACATAACATAGGGCTTTCAGCAGTCTTTCGTCAACCACATGCAGACCACTCACATTGTAGATTTTTACATGGATACAGTCTCGCATTCAAATTTACTTTTGGGTGCGATGAATTAGACCATCGTAATTGGTGTGTGGACTTTGGTGGATTAAAACCACTAAAGGCGTGGCTTGAAGATAGTTTTGATCATAAAGTATGTGTAGATTCTAAAGATCCTCACATCACTGATTTGTACGAACTAGAAGAAAAAGGACTATGCGAAATCAGAGAGTTTAATGGTGTTGGCGCAGAAAAGTTTGCACAACATGCATTCAACTTTGCAGATAAAATGGTACGTGAACAAACAAATAATCGTTGTTGGTGTGTGAGTGTTGAATGTTCAGAACACGGCGCAAACTCAGCAATTTATGAGGCATAAAAAATATGGCAATAGAAACTGATTTTATCTTTGACTTGTGGGAAGCAATGAAACCATTAATCCCCGCCAAAGAGAAGATGGAAGCGGCAGAACGAATTATCAAACAATGTGACGAGTTTGGTATTTCTAAAGTCGATCTGGAAGATATGATTGAGAATGATAAAATTCTACAAACGGCATTTGATAGATATTTTGCGGATGATACAGAAGACGATGAAGATGAATGGGATGAGTATGACGAATGAGTTGGTATCGTAAAGTCGTAGCGGACTGGAATAATATTCCTGCATGTCTTGACCATTTTGAAAAAGAACTGGCAGAAGCGAGGACTGAGGTTAAGATTAAGGGAAATGTAGAGCGTAACTCTACAGAACTTCCAGCATATGTAGAACTACGATTTTCACAACTACAAGAGCTAGAAGCAATCCTAGAACATCTAAATATAAGTTTACGCAAAAAGCGTAGTGAATATTTGAGAAAATATTTAGAAAGCTACAATAAAGCATTATCTAGCAGGGACGCAGAAAAGTATGCTGATGGCGAAGATGAAGTTGTAGCAATTTCAGAACTAATAAACCAAGTAGCGTTAATGCGAAATCAATTTCAAGGCATCACCAAAGGGTTTGAAATCAAACACTTTCAGTTGTCTAACATTATCAAGTTGAGAGTAGCAGGTATGGAAGACGCAGATATAAACACTAGATATTAAGATGGGTGCAGTGTGTGTAAATACATTGCTATTTTGGAGAATTAAAAACAATGAGTAATATTCAAGTTACTAAAAGGGACGGAACGAAAGAAGAACTAGACTTAGAAAAAATGCATAAGGTTGTTTTCTTTGCTTGTGATAACATTAACGGTGTAAGTGCGAGTGAAGTAGAACTTAAATCTCATATTCAATTTTTCAATGGTATTACTAGTTCTGAAATTCAGGAGACCCTTATTAAAGCAGCCGCTGATTTGATTAGTGAAGAAACACCGAACTATCAGTGGGTAGCAGGTAATTTGATTAATTATCATATTCGTAAAGATGTATATGGTACGTTTGAACCAATTCATGTATTCGATCTTGTTCAACAGAACGTTGAAAGAGGTTTTTATGATCCTGCTCTACTAGAAGATTATACAAAAGAAGAATGGGATAAGATTAACGGTTTCATTAAACATGAACGTGACTTCAATATCTCATACGTTGGAATGGAACAGTTTCGTGGAAAGTATCTAGTACAGAACAGAGTAACGAAACAACTATTCGAAACACCACAAATGGCATACATTCTTATTGCGGCGACACTTTTCAGTCAGTATCCTCGCAACGAAAGAATGCGTTGGGTGAAAGATTATTATGACGCTGTAAGTAATTTTGACATTTCACTACCGACGCCAGTTATGGCAGGGGTGCGCACACCACAGAGGCAATTTTCATCCTGTGTCCTAATTGAAACTGATGACTCGCTTGATTCAATCAATGCGACCTCAAGTGCAATTGTAAAATATGTCTCACAAAAAGCGGGTATTGGTGTTGGTGCAGGTTCAATTCGTGCAATCAACTCTCCTATTCGTAACGGTGATGCGTCACATACAGGTGTTATTCCATTCTATAAAATGTTCCAGGCTGCCGTGAAATCTTGCTCACAAGGCGGGGTACGCGGCGGTGCTGCAACTCTTTATTATCCTATCTGGCACTATGAAGTAGAAGACCTACTAGTGCTTAAAAATAACAAAGGCACAGAAGACAATCGTGTTCGTCACTTAGACTATGGCGTACAGTTTAACAAAGTTATGTATGAGCGTCTACTACAAGGCGGTGACATTACACTATTCTCTCCTCAGGATGTACCTGGACTTTATGAGTCATTCTTTGCCGATCAAGATAAGTTCCGTGAACTATATGAAAAAGCAGAACGTTCAACAAAGATTCGTAAGAAAACAATTCCAGCGATTGAACTGTTCTCAGCATTTATGAATGAGCGTAAGAACACTGGTCGTATCTATTTGATGAATGTGGATCATGCCAATGACCACGGATCATTCAAAGCAGAAGTTGCACC